CAAATGGTACTTGTCTACCTACTCTTACTACTGGGTGCCAAACATAGCCACTTTCGGTTTTGTCAGGCTTTGGAAGTTTCCAAGTTTTATCAAGCTTCATTTTCTTTAGGAGGTAAAATAAACAGGGGGCTTTCTGATTTGACTTCTACCTTGTCTGTCTTTACAAAACCAGCACGGTCTAAGAAGTCTTTAGCAGCAGCCATCTTCTCTTTATTACCTAAGTCTGTTGGGTTAGTCATAACATTCATCAAAGACCAAACAGCACGAGGGCCATTGGTAGCAATAAAGTCACGGGTACGATTAGCTATTTCATCCTTCAAAGGAGCCATAACTCTTGCAGAGGATTCCCCCTGAGCATACCCTGCAATCTTAAGTGCTTTAACTGGGTTGCCTTCGGCTTCACCAAACAAGGCATCAAGAAACTTCTGTTGCTTTTCTGTCATGTAACTTTCCTATGCGGTTTCACTTTGGCTCTAATCTTTTTAGGTTGAGCCACAAACTGCTTACCCGCCTTAGTGCCTTTTCGTTTTGCTCGTGATGTAGCGGCATACTCAGAAGAACTAAGAGACTTAATAGCCTTTGCAGGTAGATACCTTTCGCCTGTAGCCTTCGGACCTTGCGTTGATGGTTTACCACTCTTGGTCCCCCACTTCTGTTTAGTCCAAGCCGTTAAACTTTTTTGACTTTTACTTTTTGGCATCGTGCTTCTTTTGTACAGGGAAATTAGCAGTAAGAGATGCACCCTTATGAGGCACAAACTTATCTTTATGTTTCATTAGTTTTAAGCCACCATCTTTTTGTTTCATCCAATGATAACCTTTAGGTGCATCTACTTTCACTACTTATATCCTCCACCTTTAGCTTTGTATTGCTTTGCAACCATCTGGGCTTTCCTGGCGGACCATTGTCCTGGCTTACCACCTTTCCCTCCAGCTTTAACGGAAGCAACAAGGCGCTTACGCATACTAGGCTGAGTATAATTACCCGCTGCATTAACCGTAGACTTTTTGCCTGATCTCACCTCTACTGATCCCCATATCATGCAGTTCTTTGTCACTCAGGTTCATGAGTATCCAATAATCTGCTCGTCGTTGTTGATTCTTTTGAATCGCTTTTAAAATATTCTTAAACATAGCACTACTCCTTTTTATTTGTGCAGGAGTAGTTTTACATAAATAGTTATATCATACTATAGATAAGATTGCAACCCCGTTATGCTCTTCTTGCAGGGTCAAAGTATTCCTCTACTGAAACAAGTACTTCCATAGTATTTGCAGTTTCACCGTATACCATAATCTTATCACCTGAGTGTAAGTTAAAGTATCCACCATTAACCAGATTAACTACAGAGTGCCCTGACATACTAAGTCCATTAGCTATATAATGGTACTCGTTATCGTCAGCATGATAAAACTGTACAAAAACTTTCTTAGTAGAAGTAGAGCTATTGCTAATATGTAAGTACCTAGTAATAGCACTGAAGTTAGCAGGACAAGTATACACAGCGGTAGCACTAGCATCTGCAGAAGTAGATGCAATAGTGTACCCTTGTGTATGAAACTTTGACTTACTTAGATCAGGCATTTACTTTTTCTTTTTCTGAAATTTTTTCTTGTGCTCTGCTACAGTTTCCTCTTTGTACCGAGTAGTATATTTTTTATCTTTAAAAGTAAAAGAGTATTCTTTATCGGCACGAGCTTTTTTAAATGCACTGCCAAAAGCTGATAGCTGTTTTTTAGCTGTATCTGGTCTTGCTTTAGGCTTAACTACTTTTTCAAGAGTGTTAGATGGTGGGGCTTTATCAACGTTCCTAAACCCAGCCTCACGAGCTATTTCTAACATAGCACCTTTACCATCACCTAACGCTGAAGGTCTAGCTGATCTAGTAACTTTACTTTCCCCAGTAGGTTTAGTTCTAGGTAGCTTATCTGCTTTAGGTCCAGTTCTAGGGTATCCAGGTTGTTTAGGAGAACTACTAGAAACTTTTGGTCCTTTAGGTAAAGGTTTAGAATCTATGGTAGGTTTTTCACCTGCAGCAGAAACAGCAGTGGGTGCAACTGGACTGGTTCGTTTACCTGTTTTAATCCTAGTAAAAGGTGTAGTTGTTCCAGGAGAAGTGGTAGTTGAAGGCTTACCAGCATTCTGAAATTTACTTAACCTTTGGCTTCTGTCAAACTTAGCATTTACTGTTCGATTAGTTCTAGGTATAGAAGTTTGCGCTTCTGGTGGCTTCTCGTCAGGCTTCCTACGAATGATCTTAACCTTAGGTTTTTTAGCCAAGTCTCTACTAGCGGGTCTTAACTCATCAGATAGTTTCTGAGCTTTATTAAGTACGTTAGCAGCATTATCCTTAGTAACTTTTTTTATGTTAGAGTACTGTTTGTAATTTTTAGCCGTTCTAAAACCAAGCTTCATTAGCTGCTTACGTATCAAAGCAGAAGTAACTTGTACAGCCATATTACCTAAGACTAATACAACAGGAGCCATTATTTCTTCCCTTGTGTAGGCTTCATAGAGGCACCGCAGTTAGCCATACCACCTTTATTATAAGCCATTTTCTTTTTAATCATGCCACCATACTTATAGCCCATCTTAGCTGCTACTGCTGGTGCTTCTTTTTTTAATGCTGCCATTCCTGGATTCATTTTCTTTTTCATACTCTTTTCCTTTAAGCTATAATAAAGTCTACGATCTGCCCATCAGGAGTTCGTAGTTTGTTTGGGTTAGGGTTGTAGGCATACATCTGATTTACTATTTTAAGATCTTCTACTGGTGTATCAGGTGTAACTTTGTTAGGGTCTGGTTTCTCTTCTACATTAGCTTTATGAGAACGATCCTTATCTGCCTTCTCAAAGACAATATTCTCATGAGTTTGAAATGGCATATTAGGTAAAGTAAAATGAGAAATGAGAGTCATTAAGAACCCTTAACCCATTTCTTAGAAGAAGACTTAGTTTTACTGCTACTCCACTTAACCTTGTCAGCCCAGTAAGCTGCAGACATCTTGCCCTTCTTAATGTTCTTGGCATGACGGGACTTAAAAGCTTCTCGTTGTCCTACAGTCTGGTTAGTCTTAACACCCTCCTGACCAAACTTAATATACTTATACTTACCACCTTCACTAGCCATAACATGGTGAGACTTGCTAGTGCTGTCGTTAAGACGTTGTGGTTTATTCACAGACTTAAGTCCTGCATCTTTCATCTTAGTCTTGACTCGTTCAGGTATACTCATCAGATCATACTCAATGCTTGGTCTAGTGTCTCTTTGTTACGACGAGTCCAACCACGACCAAAGGTCTCAAAGGTGCTTAGTCTTTCGTAAAAGCTTTGTCGTTGAGTGAAGACACTCTCAATAATCATACGTGCATCGTGATTCATAACAGCTTGCAGAGTCATAGGCCCAATAGCCCCATCTGCTGTTGCTCCCACAGCACGTTGTATAGCTTTAGCTGGACGACCAGAACCACTATTAACGGCCCAGTCAAAGGCGCACCAGTCAACACCGCTAGGAAGATCATCACCACGCACCTTATCCCAATAATTCTTCTTGTAAATAGGAGCTACATCATCAGGCTTTAAGTCCATCATCTCAGACTTAGTAGCCTCACGCCCAATCCACTTGTCATACACAGCCTTAGTCACCCCAAGGTTGGTCATACCACCAGGATCTTGGGGGTGATTCACAAAGCCCCCCTCGTGGTGTAGCAACATCTCTAAACATTTCTGAAAGTTCTTATGCATTACTTAAACAACCCTGTTTTACGGTAGTCTACCAGACCACCCTTATTAAACCCTTTGGTGGATTTTACTTTTTTAGCTTTCTTTATCTGTTTTGCTTCCTTACCATGATACTCACTAAAGTCATCACCCTCCATATATTTTTTAGTGGAGGTACGGCGTTTAGCTGCTGCTTCTCCTTTTTCTAACATAGAGATTTTCTTTTCGAGTCTGGTAATTTCTTTGTTATTTAAGATAGCTTTACCTGCAGCAAATAAAGTTTCTAGTACAGTGCCTAATGGTCCCGAATCTATCTTATCTAAAGATTTAGGAGATAACTTACTGACCCTTGCTTTTAAGGATTTAATTTGATTTGCAGACATTACTTCTTCCCAAAGAATTTACTTACGGATCTGATCCCGATACTTGCTGAGACAATCCCACCTAGTGAATATTGGTACCATGCCGGCATAGTTTCCAGTGCAGCAAAGCCAGCTTGAACAATACTATTACCCCAGTCACCACAGAATGCTAGAATCAGTGGAATTGAAAAGAGTAAGGTAATCCATTCGTCTTTCCAAGAGTTCTGAGTAGCATTGATAGCTGCTAGATCCCAGTCAATCTCACCAGTAGCTTGCTTAACCTTAATCTCTGCGTTAGCTTTCTGTACTGCTACCTTACCATCTA